AGATGGCGGTGGTGCTACAGCACAAACTATTACAGGATTTCTTGCACATGAATTACAAACAGTAGTTCCTGAAGCAGTTTCTGGTGTAAAAGATGCAACTGAAACATATATAAATGATGATGGTGACAGTGCCACCCGAATAAAACCACAAGGAATAGACCAAAGTAAAATTATCAGCATCTTAACCAAAACAATACAAGAACTTGAAGCTCGGATTACAGCGGGTGGACTTTAGTTAATGACTAAATAAGAGATAAAGGAAGAACAAATGGCTATTCCAAGTTCAAAAGTAACACTAAAAACATATTGTCTTAGAGCTCTAGGATTTGGTGTTATTGATATCAATGTATCAGATGACCAAATAGATGATAGGTTAGATGAAGCATTGCAATACTTCTCACAATATCATTACGATGGTATTGAGAAGATGTATCTTAAACATAAAATAACTGCGGCTGATAAAACTAGAGCGCTTAGTAATACAACTACTACTGCAACAGATTCAATAGATAGTGATGCAACGGCATCTTTCACAGAAGGAAACAATTTCATTCCAATGCCACAGGCGGTGGTTTCTGTATTAAGTATCTTTCCATTTGATGATGTTGCAACAAACAATATGTTTGATATTAGGTATCAACTTAGACTAAATGACTTATATGATTTTAGTTCTACTTCTGTTGTGCATTACCAACAGACAATGCAACACTTAGATTTCCTTTCACACATTCTTGTTGGTGAGAAACCTGTTCGTTTCAACCAACATCAAAATCGTCTATACATTGATATGGATTGGACAAATGATATTAGTGAAGATGAGTTTGTAATTATTGAGTGTTATCGTAAGATTGACCCAGCATCATATACTGATATATTTGATGACATCTATCTAAAAAGATATGCAACTGCTTTGATTAAAAGACAATGGGGTGCAAACCTTTCCAAGTTTAGTGGTGTCGCAATGTTAGGTGGTGTTACAATGAATGGGGAAACTATCTTTACACAGGCACAAGATGAGTTAAACAAACTAGAAGAACAAATCCAATTATCATTTGAAACACCAATTGATTATATGGTAGGATAACCAAATGGCAGTTAATAGTGCATTTCATACTAACAACCTATCCTCTATTTCTACGGAAAGAGCTTTGTATGCTGACTTAGTTAAAGAAGCAATACAAATCCATGGCCATGATGTGTTTTATGTTAATCGTACAACTGTTGCTCTTGATAGTGTTCTTGGTGAAGATGCACTTTCCAAATTTACAAACGCACAACCTATCGAAATGTATATAGAAGATGCAGAAGGTTTCGGTGGCGACAAAGAAATTATAACACAGTTTGGTTTAGAAAACCGCAACGAAATTACTTTTGTTGTTTCCAAAGAACGCTTCCAAGAACTGGACAGCCAGATTACACTAGAGAGTGGAACAGGTACTACAGGTGGTTCTATTGTATTGGAAACAGCTACAACAGACACAACAGTGGCTGGGTCATCCGTATTAACTGTTGTAAATAATAACAACTTTTATATAATACAAGACACCGCACTAACTGATGCAGACAGACCAGTTGAAGGTGACTTAGTTTTTCATCCTGTTCTGGAGAAGATGTTTGAGATTAACTTTGTAGACCACGATGAACCATTCTATCAACTAGACAATAATCCTGTTTACAAATTGCGATGCAAACAGTTTGAATATAGTTCAGAGGATATGGCAACTGGTATTGAAGCTATTGATGCAATTGAAGATGCCTTATCAGTTGACTCAAGAGCATTCCAGTTTACATTAGAACAAGAAGGAACATTCAACGAAGACATTAGACTAGAGTTCTCACTTGACGGACTAGTGTTAGAGGAAACAGACGGTGATAATATCGTTGCTGAAGATGATACACATGGTGGTGCTATCCAGTTAGAAAATGCTGCTGATAGTGGTGACGCTGAGTTCCTAATTTCAGAAGACTATATAATAGGTGATTACAATATAGATAAAACAGCACAAAATGAATTGTTCGATGAACTTGATGATACCGTCTTAGATTTCTCAGAATCAAATCCATTTGGTGATATAGGGAGTAGTACATAATGCTAGGACAATCATTTTACCACGAAACAGTAAGAAATGTAATCGTTGCTTTTGGAACGATGTTTAACAATATTCAGATTGTTCGCAAGGACAATACTGGTGCAGTAACTCAGGCAATGAAAGTGCCACTTGCGTATGGGCCGAAACAAAAATGGTTAACTAGATTAGACCAAGACCCATCACTTGCCACATCAACTGCAATTACTTTACCAAGACTAGGTTTTGAAATTGGTTCATTGACATATGATCCAACTAGAAAAATGAATCGTGTTCAGAAATTCAAGAAAGTAAAAGCTTCTGGTGCTGACGCAGGAAAACTTGACTCACAATATATGCCTGTTCCATATAATATGGACATTACATTATATGCCATGGCAAAAAACTCTGATGATGCACTACAGATTGTAGAACAAATTCTTCCTTATTTCCAGCCTGATTATACAATCACAATAAATGACAACTTGGGTATGGGTATCAAAAAAGATATTCCTATTATCTTAACATCTGTTGGTTATGAAGATAGTTATCAAGGAGATTTTGAAAGTCGTAGAGCAATCATTTATACTTTATCTTTTACAACTAAGTTTTATCTATATGGCCCTGTCACTTCTTCAAGTGTTATCAAAACCGTACAGGTAGACCAGTTTGCAAATCTACCAGAAGTTGCACCCACAAGAGAACAAAGATATACCGTTACACCTTCTCCATCAACCGCTGATGCCGATGATGACTTTGGTTTCAATGAAACATCATCATTCTTTGAAGATGCAAAAACTTATGACCCTGTTTCTGGTACAGATAAAAAATAAGGATTATTATGAAGGACACCGAGCAAATCATTGGTGACGCTTTGGGAATACTTGACTTTGACCCTGATAAAAAAGAAATCAAAGAACACAAGGATCTCCCTCGTGTTATACCACCTACCAACGAAGATGATGTTGATAATGACTACAAGTATCAAAGAGAAAATCTTTACAACCTAATTGAACGAGGTCAAGATGCAATTGATGGTATCTTAGAGCTTGCAAAAGAATCAGAGCATCCAAGAACCTATGAGGTTGCACTGAATGGTATCAAACAGGTTGCAGAGGTTACAGAGAAACTTGCAGACCTTCAAGAAAAAATGAGAAAGTTAAAAGAAGTTCCTAACAACGCGCCTAAGAGTGTGACCAATGCATTGTTTGTTGGTTCTACTGCGGAATTACAAAAGATGTTAAAGGGTAAACCTGATGACTGAAACAACTTATCTAGGAAACCCTTTACTCAAAAAGGCAAATGTATCTCAAGATTGGACTGAGGAGCAATTGCGTGAATATTCAATTTGTATGGAAGACCCTCTATACTTTATTCAAAATTATGTAAAAATTGTTTCTCTTGATTTGGGTTTAGTGCCTATCAAGATGTATGACTTCCAAAAAGAAATGGTTGGTACATTCCACAACAATCGCTTTACTATTTGCAAACTACCTCGTCAGTCTGGTAAATCTACCATTATGATTTCATATATTTTGCACTATGCATTATTTAACGATAGTGTTAATATTGCAATCCTTGCAAACAAAGCGTCAACCGCAAGAGACTTATTGGGTAGGCTGCAACTTGCATATGAAAACTTACCTCAGTGGTTACAACAAGGGATTATGTCTTGGAACAAGGGTTCTCTGGAATTAGAAAACGGATCTAAGATACTTGCATCTTCTACTTCTGCTAGTGCGGTTCGTGGTGGTTCTTATAATATCATCTTCCTTGATGAGTTTGCATATGTTCCCTCTAATGTAGCAGAACAATTTTTTAGTTCTGTGTATCCCACAATCTCATCAGGTAAAACTACGAAAGTCATGATAGTAAGCACCCCTCATGGTATGAATATGTTTTATAAACTATGGGTAGATGCCGAAGAAAAGAGAAATAGTTATATTCCTGTTGAAGTTCACTGGAGTGAAGTGCCCGGCCGTGATGAAAAATGGAAGAAAGAAACCATTGCAAACACGAGTGAACAACAATTTAACACAGAGTTTGAATGTGAGTTTCTTGGTTCTATTGATACACTCATATCTCCAACAACTCTAAAAAGATTAACATATAGAACACCAATTCAATCTAATGCTGGACTAGATGTTTATGAACAACCCAAAGAGGGTAATACATACCTATTGACTGCTGATGTGTCCAGAGGGGTCGCTAACGACTACTCAGCGTACATTGTGTTTGATGTTTCGCAAGTTCCGTATAAGGTGGTTGCAAAGTTCAGAGATAACGAAATTAAACCATTACTGTTCCCACAGAAAATACATCAGGTTGCAAAGGCATATAATACAGCATTTGTTCTAATTGAAGTAAATGATATTGGAGAACAAGTCGCAAACGCTATGCAGTTTGATATGGAATACGACAACCTTATTATGGCATCTATGCGTGGTCGTGCTGGTCAAATACTGGGCGGTGGTTTTTCTGGAGGTAAGGCTCAGTTGGGTGTAAGGACAACCAAAGCGGTCAAGAGAATAGGGTGTTCTAATCTAAAACAATTGGTTGAGGACAATAAACTTATCATAGAAGATTTTGATACAATCAACGAACTATCTACATTTATTGTCAAAGGTTCATCACACGAAGCAGACGATGGATGTCACGATGATATGGTTGCGTGTTTGTTTATCTTTGCGTGGGTGACCGATCAAACTTATTTTAAAGAACTTACTAATAACGATATTAGACAACAGATGTATTTGGAAAACCAAGACCAATTAGAACAGGACATGGCGCCATTTGGGTTTGTGGTTGATGGATTAGAAGATGATAATAACGGAACTGCCATAGATGAATATGGAACTAAGTGGAGTCCAATAGTTAGAACTTATGATACTAACTGGTAAAGATATTAAAGAAACTCAATTAAATCGTTGTCAAGCTTAATCCAACAATTAGAGCAGACAACTTTACATTGATTCATTAGTTTATGAACTTCTTTTCTACTTTCGTCATTAGCACCAACACGTTTTGTTTGTTTACGAATTAATACATCATGCGGATAAAGTTTAAGGCACACAGTCTCGCTTTCTCCACAATGAATACAAAATTCATCACCAAGATGGTTGTTTAACCAAGACACCCTCTTTTGATAGTTTCTACGGGCTACTTTTTTTATAGTTTCTTTATATTTTTCGTAGTGTTCGTTTGTCATGGTACTATTTATAAGTTTTACAGCATATAAAACCTAGTTTTTAGAAACTTAGTTTTTATAAATAAAAGGAAATAAAGGGTAATCGTTTAGATTAAGGAGTAAAAATTATGTCATTTTTAGTCTCGCCTGGCGTTAGTGTCAGAGAAGTAGATTTAACAAATGTAGTTCCAGCTGTTGCAACCTCTGTTGGTGCAATCGCCGGTGCGTTTCAAAAGGGCCCAGTTGGTTCTGTAACAACCATTACATCAGAAGAACAACTGGTGCAAATATTCGGAAAACCTCAAACGGCAAGTAATCAGTTTGAAACATTTTTTTCTGCTACAAACTTTTTACAGTATGCAGATAATTTAAAAGTAGTAAGAGCAGAAAGTGCAATACTAAATGCTGGTGCAAACTCTGGAATACTTATTCGTGACGATGACCACTATCAAGCATCTTTTGAAGATGGTTCTGGTTCTCATGGAGAGTGGGCCGCAAGGACTGCTGGAACTCATGGTAACGGAATTGGTGTAGATATCTGTCCAAGTGCAAGAGCATTTGCACAACCATTAGGTTCATTGAACTTAGTGAATGGTGCTGGTGCAGTTGGTGACTTATCAATTACAGTTGATAACCAAGATGCAGCTCTTGCGGTAATCGCAGTTGGTGATATCATTTCTTTCCAAACTGCTTCAGTTGTTGTTGGAGTAGTTGCTGGTGCAATCACAGTTGCTACTAAAAACTTAGTAGTTGACGGAAACTCTGGTACAATCGTAGTTGGAGATAGAGTACTCGGTGCTGGTATATCTGATGGAGATGTAGTTGTTAAAGTTGTAACAATAACCGACCAACAGAACCTTGTACTTGATAAAGCAATCACAGTTGCAGATAACGCCCCTCTTGTATTTTCAAAAGATACACAAGTAGAATCTAAAGGTGAAGAATATGAAGTAAGTTCAGTTTCTTCTGAAACTTTAACAATTCGTTTACTTGATGACCCTGCTGGTGCTGGTTTACAAACAATCATTCCAGACAATTCACTTATCACAAGACGTTGGAGATTTTCTGACTTATTTGATGAGGCGCCGGGCACATCTGCATGGTCTACTGAAAATGCTCGTGGAGAAAAGGACGAAATTCATGTTCTAGTTTATGACACAGTTGGTGATATCACAGGATTTGCAGTAGGTGTTGCTGGACAAAGAACAAGTTCAGTAATAGAAAGATTTACAAATATGTCAAAGAACCCAAATGCTAAAACAGCACAAGGTTCTAACAACTATTACTCAGATGTTATCTTCGCACAATCACAGTTTATTTACTGGACAGATCATTTAGCTGCTGGTTCTAACTGGGGAACAGATATCGCATCTGGTACAGACTATACACTAGTAAGTGGTGTTGATGTTTCTACATTAACTGGTGGAACAGATGACTTTGCAACAACTAATGGTGAGATTACACTTGCATATGATAAGTTTCTAGATACAGAATCATTAGATATTAACTTAGTTATAGGTGGTTCTTCAAGTGTTACTGCTGATACAGAAGCAAATATGGACACTCATGTAACAATGATTACCGCTCTCGTGGAAACTCGTAGAGATTGTGTAGGATTTGTTTCTCCATATCGTGGTGCTACAGTAGGAATCGCAAATTCAATTACTGCAACTAAAAATGTTGTAGATGGTTTCAATACTTGCCCAAGTTCATCTTATATGGTTTTCGATAGTGGTTATAAGTATATGTACGATAAGTACAACGATGTATTCCGTTTCGTACCTTTGAATGGTGATACTGCTGGTCTTTGTGCTTTCACAGACCAAATTGCAGATTCATTCTTTTCCCCTGCTGGTTTCAATAGAGGAAATGTTAGAGGTGCGGTAAAACTTTCGTTCAACCCAACTAAGGCAGAACGAGATCAACTTTACAAGGCAAGAATAAATCCTGTTGTCAATTTCCCAGGCCAAGGTGTGGTTCT